TACTATAGTATTTCTAGACCCTCTTCTACCGTTTATATAAGCAACGTTTCTTCTGCTTCTATCTTCCCAGTAGTTGTTATCTATTCTATTGTTCCATCTCCAATTATTCCACGTATATACATTATTTAAATAATAGTAATTGTTCAATCCATAATTATTCCAACCGTAGAATCCAAAAGTATCCCAATGGTTAAATCCATAATTGAATGAATAGTTTGATGACCAATTCCACCAGTACTGTTGTGAATTCCAATAAAAATCAAATGGTGAACTAAATGGACTTCTATGCATCCTATTGTTAAAATAGAAATCAGAATACCATCTTAAATCTTGATTCATTGCATACTGTGCAAAGTTCCATCTAAACTTATCGTCAAGTCTAAACTTTCTATCTAATTGAAATTCATTTTCAATAACATCGGCTTCTATACCGTTAATAGTTACTGGTTCTGTATAGTAGGTAGATAGTTGGTAGCTTTTACAGCTAGCTAAAGAAAGTATTAACGCTAAATAGATAAATTTTTTCATATTTTTATAGTTGTAGGGTAACTATTATAAATAGGTTCAGTATTTGGGTTCTCTAAAGAGTATAGTTCGTATATGTTTTTAAATAAACTAAAGTTTTTTTCTATGTCATCTATCTGTAACAGCTTCCATCCTTTACCTTGAATTACATTCTTCTGTTTACTTGGACCTCTAGAGTGAGCTTTTAACCAAATAATACCTGTTCTCTCTATTGTTACTCCTCTACTTTCTTTTAAACCTTTTGCATAGGAAGCCAATTGTAGATCATACGACTTATGTATACTATTAGAAGTTTTAATATCCAGTAACCAGGTCTCTCCATTCATCTTACATACTATATCAGCTGTTCCAGCATACTTATGTTTATCTGACCATACAAATTGTTCTGATGATATTAGTTCAGGTTTATATGTCTTCCAAAACTCAGCAAACTTAAGTATCATCTCCCATACTAGTTGAGAGTATTTAGCGTTCCCATAATCGTCCATCCAGGTTACTTCTTCTCCCTCTACTAATTTCTCGGCAGCTTCATGTACTTGAGTTCCTTCTTTACCTGCTTTACGCATAATAAGATCAGCGTTATGCCCAACGTCTTTCATCCATGTTTCAAAAAACTTATTCTTGGGCATATATTGGAGTATTGTAGTTACAGACGGGTAATATACTCCTTCGCTTCTCTTATAGACTCTTCGGTCTAAAAAATTTATCTGCTTTAACTCGGGGTTAAAGTCTAATCTTTTCTTTGCATTCTCTTTAAGAATGTTCATTCCTTGTTTAATCATAGATTTAGTTTATGAAGCATAAGGCTTGATAGATCCAATTCCTTAGCTTGCTGTATGAATTTTGTAAAAGTAGTGAAACCCATCTCTGAGGGATCTTTATCTGGTAGGTCTGCTATGAACACTCTTTTACCTTCGTTTAAAAACTTCTCAGCTATTGAGAGAGCTCTATCTCTAGCATCTGTGTCTAATGCTATATAGATATCGTTTGTAGTAGTTGTTATAATCTTTTTATAAAGTGAATTAGAAACACTCTTTCCCAGTAGCGGAACAGCATTTCTACGTATAGCTATTGCATCAAATACTCCTTCACAAAGAATAATAGGAGCATTCCAATTAATTAAGTTCTCAAAAAATACTATATCTTTAGAAGCTTCTGGATTTTTGTACTTAAAGTAATTTCCGTCGTAAGTTCTTGCAATAAAGAAATTGAGTTGGTTGGATGAAGAATAACTTGGTATAATAACTCTTCCTCCATATTCTCCAGTTGTGCAGTATCCAATGCTATATTTAATAAAATCATTGTCGTTAAGCCCTCTGTCATATAAATATTTTCTTACTATGTTAGCTACAACCGATGTTGGAGAAGCATTATAAAGAGGTTGGTACTCTTTAGGAAGCTCTACTATAGATAGTTGTTTATACTCTATTGTAGTTCCTTTTGGAAGATATTTTAATATCTCCTGTGCTTGTTCTCTAGGTGTTTTTAGTTGTTTAAGTAGAGAACGAATAGTTTGACCTCGAGTTTGACATACCCAACATTCCCAGAAGTTCTTACCTTCTTCGGTAGTTGCCATATTAATCTCAAGCTTTGGTTTCCTATGATTACAAAATGGGCAATGGAAAGCATGATTCTCTCTTGCTCTCTTATGACTTTTGCCTAAGATGTTTTCAATGGATCCTAAAAGGAAAGTATAATCCATAGATTGTCCGTAACTATTATTCTATAATATAAGAAGAATAATTCGTAAAAACAACTATTATTAAGAATCTTTTAAGAGTTCTTGGATTGCTGCGGTAACAGTCTTCTTAAGAAATGACCTATCTCCGGTGTCTAGAAATTCTTCGAGCTTACCAGTTATATTTTCAGATAGTAGGTCAACGTCTTTTTCAGAAAGGTTAATTTCTGATCTATGAATAATCCTCTTATTCTCTAATATTAATTTTGATAATTTCATAATACTAATCTAATCCGTATGTTCTACCTGCAGCTCTTTCTTTATCCAGCCAGGCTGCTTTTCCAGCTGTATAGCTCTCTTTATCTTTCCTAAACTTATCATCTAATACCTGTACTCTATTCCAAGGTGATTCTGATTTAGTATCTATTTTAATTTTTACGTTGCCGTATTTTTTTTCAATTTCTGCTTTCCAACTATTTAAATCATCTTCTGCATGAATACTCCTTGATGAATCGTCTGGGTTTGGTAAGCTAAATCCGAACATGGGTTTCTCTATAAACATGGATACAAGTAGATCAAAAGTAAGTCCCTGTAGATCAGTTACTTTAGTACTTTCGCTAAGAATAATTTTACTTAGTTTCATAATTTCCAAATCTTTAGAGTTAAATCTCCTGTTCCTTTAATAAGTCGGTGATATGTCTCTTTAGGTATAAATAGTTTATCTTTTCCTAATATACGGGGTACATCGTTGTCTAATTGAAATTGCCAGTCTGTTATGTGTGTCGGCAGTATATATCTATCTTCCTTATCTCTATGCCATACGAATTCAAAAGAAGATGTCTCTTCTAAAAATTCTCTAACTATAAAATCTTCTACTTGTGTTTCTCTGTACGGCTTAGCCATGCTTAATAATTAACTCTCCTAATACTTCTAATCTTCCCATCTCCTTTTGAAAGTCTATAGGTTTCATACTAAAGTTAATACTTTTATGCGTGGTATCAAACTCTTCTTTAGCTTTTTTTAAATCAAAGTTTCCAGCTGCTGCCTTTTTATAGTAAGGAAGCTTAACATTAAAGTGGTGGTGAGTTAACATGGAGTCGCCTCCTTTATCTTTAGCGGATGAAGCAATCTTACCTGCTCCTGCTCCTCTGCCTTCAGCAAAGTCGTTGAAGCTCTCTTCAGTTTCTTCTAATATTATATTACTTAATTTCATACTACCAGTATCCTGAGAAGTTAGATGAACCGCCTAATGATTTCCAATAACGGCCTATATTACAAGACCAATAACCTGCTTTTGTTTTATCTTTCTTAGTTGCACATTTATGACGTGCAGCAAATGATGCTCTTGCACCTTTCTTTTTAAACTTAACTGAAAGGCCAGTATCACCGAAAGATACTTTTTTTACATTTCCTTTCTTAGACTTAACGTAGACATAGAATTTTTTACTTCCACCTCTTTTAGGTTTGTTAAGTGCAACCTTTTTACCTTTGTATTCAGCTTCGGGTATGTAATCTACTGACGCTTTAAGCATTTCAAAACCATTATGGTCAAAATTTTCATTTTGTATTGAGACTGCTTTTTTAAATTTGTCTATGTTTATGTTACCCCCAATAGACTCTACTAATTCTTTGACCATTTCATAGTCAATCATTTCGTCTATAGAAGCTGCTTCGTCAATTGTATCTTCATTTTCGATCATTTCATCGATTAAAGCTCCAATTTCGAACAAAGGATTGTATTTAGGAGATACCATTGGTAAATCTAAAGGAACTCTCATTCCATTATAATCAGCATATTCTCCTATATCTGTTGTTTCTAAAAGTTCTGTATCAGTCTCGTCTAACTCTATAGCTTCGTCTCTAAGAGCTTCTCTTGCTTCTTTGAATAATTGTATAAATGCTTCAGAGTTATAACGATAGACATGCTCATGTAATGAGAGCTTGTTGTCTAAGTGGTACTTTAAAGACGGGTATCCGATAATTTCTTTTAGTCTAATCATAATTTATTTCATTTCTGGGTGAAACATAAACTTAATAATTTTAGCATCTTTTGATACTTCCTTACCGTCTATTTCTATTCCTATAGGATAAGGTTTAGTTTTGTCGTCTGCCCAATAGGCTACATCGTAACTTTTATCTTTATTACTAGTTACTAATAGTCCTCTGTTATACGTATCTTCTTCTGCTTGCAATACTACCATTTTATCAGTAGGAAGAATCATATCTCCCATGAGCTTGATATCACCTTCGTCGTAACCGTCGGCGTTATATCTATTCTCTTCTGTTAAAATTTCTATCAGTTTCATTATTTAAAGTCTTTTCTGTAAAACTTACCTAGTATATTATCATTTATATGAGAACTGTAATCGTCCTCTAATACGTTATTAATAAATAGGTGCTTTGTCTCATAATAGGTTAATAGCTTTTTATTAGGAACATACTCAAGTATTCTCTTCTCCCAATTATCCTGAGTCTTATCTTTTTTTGCTAATGCTACTATCTCTTTTTGGGAACCAAAATAGTCTCTCCAATCAGATTCTGTTATTACTTTTTGTTTAAGGGGGGTACGACCACCTATTCCTTTAGCCTTTCTTTCTAATCTCAACTCCTCTAAAGCTCTTTTTCCTAAACGTTTGTTACGTTCAAAGTAAAGTACTTTTTTACCTATGTAACGAATATCCTCAGGTTTATAAACTACCTCATAGATAAACCCATAGGTTCCTTCTGGCATATCTGAAATATCAGTGATTAACCTCCCTTGGTGAGTCCAAGTAGGTTGTGTTGGCATTTTTTCCATATTAGGTTAGTCCCTAGAGTTTGCTTTTTAGCTCCTCTATCTGTAACTGCTGCTCTTTAATAGCTTCAATTAATAACGGGACAATTTTTTCATAACGTACTGCCTTGTATCCATTGTCTCTTTCAATGACAATTTCAGGAAGTACTTGTTCTATTTCTTGAGCAATTACTCCAATGTCATGGCCTGTATTGTTCGAGTTATCATTCCAGTCAAAAGAGTAACCTCCTATTTTAGATAGTTTATCGATTGCCGATGGAATTAGTTTAATATTATCTTTTAATCTTTCATCTGAAGAATGGTATGCTGTAACATCCCCTGTTGCGGTAATGTCTCCTGTTACTGCTAAACTTCCTTCTGTAGTAAGAGTTCCTCCTACTGTTGTGTCTCCTGAACCGGAAACTCTAAAGGCAAGTTTAGTATACTGGTTACCGGAATAATACCCGCCATCTCCAGATACAACTGCGAAACTATCATGTCCGTCAGTTGAGTTATCTCTAATACCCATTACTAAGTGTCCACCTGTATAAGCTTCAAATAAGGAACCTGAATTTGTTCCACCTATAAGAGATGCTAAAGTAGCGTGAGTAGTATGGGAGTAATTAGTTATTGCTGTATCACCAATAGTTAAGTGAGTTCCGTCAAAAGTTAAATTTGATTCAGCATTTAAGTAATCTGTTCCTTGAGCAGTTACTAATCTATTGTTAGCATTATTAGCTATATTAAGTTGACTCCCACTTGCTGATGATGAAATTGATGCTAGTGAAGCAGAAACTGATCCCCATGTATCTATTGTTATATCATTAGAGTCAATATCACCTGCAACAGTTAGAGTGCCTGTAAAGGTGTCTGTAGTATTTTTAAGGTATGCAGTGTGCGCAGAGGAGCTAATTGCTACTCTTTGAGCATGTGATGA